TAATTAAGTCGATCTTGCTCGCCATAACCCACCCGGAAATAGAATGGCCCCCGAAGGGGCCGGATAAGACTTATGCAGTCTTGTCGTACTGGACCTTAACCAAACCGCCTTCGTCACGTACAACAGAACCAGCCTTGAGCATACCGTTAGTAAGCCAAGAGGTTTTCTGTGCGACGTAGTTGATTTCAGTCTTCATGTCGATACCGACAGCAAGGCCAACCGATGGACGCTGGAAGAACCAAGAGTCAACGACGTTAGACGCTTCAGTTAGACCGCCTTCAGCACGGGTCTCAAGGATGATGAACTGGAAGCCAACAAGAGTGTTGATCTCACCAGATACGAGAGCCTTGATAGCCTGATAGTCGCCAGAAGTTGCCTTCTCGTCGTTCAACAGACCGCCCAGACCACCAGCTTCGATAACAGCAAAAAGCTCAGTGTTAGGTACACCCTGATCACGCAACTCAACTTGAGCTGAATTAACCTTGGCGATAGTTAAGTTAGTACCACCAGCGGCAACAGCAGTAGTCAGTGGAGTACATGCGTCCATTGCATCGATAACGAGCTGATCGCAACGACGACCCAAAGCACCGGCGATTGTAGATGCCAGCTCTTGCTTCTCGTCGAAGTTAACGTCTTGTGCGTCAAAGATGTCTGTGTACTCAGGCGCGTTCCAGTTTGCGAGAGTCGCAGTCTTGAACTCGTGCCCTACGTCCATTGGATCAACATCAGCGGAGCTAGTCTTCTGGTTAGCAAGACCTTTGCCCATACGACGGAATTTGTAGGTATCACCTACGACGTTGTTTCGGAGTGTGACAGCGTTCTTGAGCAAGCCAGCGTTCGCGTAAGCGTGCTTCACCATGCTGTCAAATTCAGTTACCGCTACTGCGGAGAGATTAATTGACATGATTCAGTCTCCTCTATGTCAAATGTATAAAAAATGATTAAGAGGTTTTAGACTGAGTACCCGGCAGTCGGTCAGTCGTTCAACCTTAAAACTACCGGGCCTTGTGAAAGGGGTATCCGATCTCTCTATGATACCACAAGTAATGTGTTAGCCAACAATGCGTTGGTAAGGCTTGTCGCCCCCGTATTCTTTCCACATTCGTTGGATTTTCTTTTCATGTTCTGGACTAACAGAGCGCAGGTAATTGCCGTTATCGTCCTTTCTAAACATCTCTGCTTCGATGTCTTCTTTGGTGATCCCGCCTGGCTGTGTGTATCCATCGATCGGCAGCTTGGCTGGGGCAGTAGCGTTAATAAAAAACTCTGCTAACGCAATAGTGTCAGCTGTAGTCATCAGGTCTCGCGCTTCACTGAATGCATCAGAGTCTAGATTGTTCCTCATAAACTGCTGAACAACTGCGATTCGGCCTTCTGCGTTATCACCAAGCTTTGCCATCTCATTCTCAAAGCTTATTTCTTCGACCGCCTGTTCTTGTGCGGTCAATAGCTCCCAGGCTTTGTGCATTGCATCCTGGCTCATGTTGGTTTCAGTACCAAACTGAACCAGCTCGCCCCACAACGCGTCATCTGACTCGACACCGTCGACAACTGCATAGCCGTCTTTAGGTGCGCCAGTGAATCCGCCGAACTTCTTCTCTAGCTCGGTGTATGCCTTGGCTTGCTCTGCTACTGACTTGTATTTGTCGGCTTTGTACCACTCGGGCATGTCGCCAACGCCCTTGACGCCCTCACTTAGAAAGAATTCGCCTTCACTTAACGTGGGTTCAGCGGCATCTACTAATGATGTCAGGGTATCGTTACTCTCTACGGCCTGTTCGTCCATGATTATCTCCAGGGATAGTTAATGATCGCCCTCTTCGGGCTTATGGGTTGGTGTTTCAGTAGGATAACTTCCAGCCTCCGCTTGCCATTGATCAGGGCTAAGTCGTTAACGTCGATCCAGTCAACGTGTTGCCCGTCCTTATAGCACCGGAATGCACGGAATTTGTGGATATACTCGAACTTCTCGAAGCCATACCGCTCATGCAGCGGTGTCAGCCACTCAATCTCGCAGTTAATGGTAGCCAGGTGATCAAGATTTGTACCGGCTACCTCATACTTGGGCTTTGCTTTGCGCGTTCGCTTCTTGGGTTCTTCGCTCATTGTCTCTCCGCTTGCTGTATGTAGTGGATGATCATGCGAATTACACCCGCCTCGCCATTGTGATACGCCGCTTCATACGCGACGTTCTGGCTAGATAGGGCTGTTGCATTGTCGAATAGAAAGCGACGTGTCAGATCCTCTAAAACCTTCTGCCCGTCTTCAGTATTGAAGCACCGGGCATAGGCTTTGGTCATTTGGGTGATCTGTTCTTGTGCTTTGGCTTTCTGTTTCTTGGCGTCCGGGCTTGCGCCCTCAATTGTTTCCCAAGTCATTCAGCTTCCATTGGTGGTTGTTGTTGTGCCATCTGTGCTTCAGCTCCTGCTTGTGCAATACGCTGCTTATCCATATCAGATCTCACTAACTCCGAAGGCATGCCGGTCTTTTCTGCCGCCCACGTACCGAAGTCTTCGATCTTATAAGCTATTTGCACTTGCTCAGGACCAGAAGTACCTAATACAAACTGTACGGCTTGCTGAACGGCCATGAGATCCTCGCCATCCTGCGCCCGTGCTAGTGGTGAAGTGAACTTAACCTTTACGTCGCGCCCATCTAGCTCGATAGGAACGATCAAGCCGCGCCTGGTCAGGATAGCGACGACACGCTTGAGTATTGGTATGAGTACCTCGGTCTGAAGTCGCCCAAAGGCCGACCCGATCCGTTTTGCAAGCTCTCGGGATTCAATAGCAACCTCAGTGGCGCTACGAACAGGACCAGCAGGATCACGCAGATCGTTGAACATTGCCAACTTGATAGCGTTTTGTAGCTCCACGATTTCGAATTGCGCGAGAGCAAGGTTCGATCCTGTATCGAGACGTTGAATAGAAGGGTTGTTGGTGTTGTTTGATCCGACAGGGATCACGACACCTGGTGCAATGACCATATTGTACGGGTTAGTAACGCCGTCGTCAGTAGCTGTGTACATGCCAGCCAGGTCGATTGCGGCCTTCTGCAATACAAACTCCTTGGCTTTGTTCAATGAGCGTACATCGGGCAGTGATTGCATAGCAGGACCACGACCACGTATCTCACCCGCCACTTTCGTATAGCGACCAGTAACCCAAGGGCTAGACTCGCCGAAGTCTTCAGTCCATGAGAACTGATTTTCCTCTGCTACCCACAAACATCCGTAGTATCGCTTCGACTTAGGGTCAAATATCACGCCCTCAGATACGCGCACTTCGGTGTTAGGGCTGTTCTCGATCATGTTGCGTACTTTCTGTGACGCCTCAAAGCCTCGCCACATGCGCTCTAACAAGCGAGCCTTAACCTCAAACCGTCGCCAGTGTGTCTCAACACCGCCATACGGACCTTCTTCAAACGCAATGCCCTTCTGTGGGATCGTGTTGAAGCAGATAGGGTTAGTCTCGTCGTCTGTCTCTTCGATCTTCATGGTGGCAGTGCCTACCAACAGATCAAGTGCAGCCTCATAGAACTGTGTATGGAAGTTAGAACGGTTGAGATAGTCGAATACCAGGTCGCATTGCTCATCCAGGTTAGCTCGGATGTCCTCTTCAGACACATCAAACTCGCCCGACTCTACTAACCGAATGATCTCCTCGGTCGGCTGGAAGGTAGCCCAACGTGACCAGATCGGTGCGATGTTCTCTTGTAGCTTGCTCGCGCCCTGTTGGATAGCTGTCAACGCAGTCGAGTCGAAGATGCGGTCCATCTTCTTCTGACCCTTGTCTTCACGCTCAAACAAGTTGCGCTGAGGTAAGAAATATTCATACACATCCTGCAACTGGTCATGCCACATTGCTTGAGTGTTGAACGCCTTTTGCTCTCGTTCCTTGATGTCTTGGATCGAGCCTAGATGCGGGGGCAAGCTCATAGCTTTTACCTATGGAAGTTGGGGCATAGTGCCGGGATAAGTGCCGGGACGACCACCGCCACGACGAGGTGATGATGGCGATACTCCACCGCCTCCGCCAAGCATTGTTCGAGCTGGTGCGCCACGGACGCCACCAGTTGCCGCCGCTTGACGACTACGAGGTACGCCGCCTAACAGTGACTTGGTTCCTAGCTTGCCGCGAGCCATTGCACGAAAGCGCTCTTCCTGCTCCGCGATCTCTTCATCCAATGCCGCCGCTTGACGACGCTCTACAGCGATTTGCTGTGCTGTGGGCTTAGGTGCCTTTGGTGATTTCATTTATCCCATCCTCAGTGAATCGCGGGTTGTTTCCTTCCCGTTACGTGTAAAGGTTTCGCCGTCATAGCCAATTACATCTTGAGGCTTTCGCTTCTTGTCCTTAACGCCAAGCTCACCCAAAAGACTTTTGCCTCGGCGCACTCGGTCGATCTTTCTAAACACTTTCCGGTGTGACTTACCGATACCTCTCACGCTTTGTCTTAGCTTTCCGGCCATGCCTGATCCTCTAAATACCTATATAACTGGTATGGCGTCCATATGAACGGCTTGTTAATTCCTAACACCTGTTTCGTATAACCGACACAAGTGTTTAACATAAATAGCCCACGTTTGGGCCTAGTAACTTTGGATTTTATCAGAATATCGTTCTCGACTACATCCGTAATGTTATCGACGATCATCAGCTCTATGCCTTCCGTTGACTTGCCCAGTGCAAGCCATTCGCCATCATTCGGAATCACGACGTAACAGTGCTTGATCTCAGGGTGTAGCATCCATGACCACCAGTGACCCTCATCAATTGAGAACGCCACGTATGCGATATCAGAAGACACTGAACTTGACCTGTGCCCGCTGTGTCTGACGTTGCCTCGTATGCAGGTTAGTCAGTGCTTGTCTGCCTTCGCCTTCGCCCTGCAATGCGTACTCAAGCGCCTCGACTGGGTGCGAGTATTCATTCTTGTCCGGCTCATCTGTGTATTTCTCACCCGATAGCTGTAACCGCCGATAGCAGAAGCCGCCCTGTAAGCCCTTGCGAATCATCTTCGCCTTGGGGCTGATTAAGAATCGAGGCTTGCCATCCATGCACAGCTCTTTCATGGGTAGTTCCAGAGCCGCTCTCCGCATAGCTGGATCGTTAGACAGCGTGGGAGTACAAGGAATACCAGCCGCTCGTAATATCTTAAATGGTGTGTCGGCATTCGCTTGGTTCTTGTTGTCGCCCGAGGGATCACCCCAGCCGCGAAACTTAAACTTCGGATAGTTCGCCTCGATATATCGTTTAAGGGTTGGTGCAAAGTCCACCGCCCCGCTGTCAGTCATGCAGAATTCATCGAAACAAATCCAGCGACCCAATGCGTCACGCTGAAGAAAAGCACAAGCGGGAGTCCGACCAAAATCGAAACCAAGAACAATAGGGGCATCAGGACTAGGAGAATACACATCACCGAGACAGTGTATAGAATCAGTATATAAAGGGTGAACTGGCTTACCGCTTGAGACAAACCCATATTCGTTAGCCAAGTTAACCTTGACCCAGTCGTCGGTCTTGCCTTGGAGTCCACGTCGGTAGTAATCCTCGGGTAAGTTGTTGAGGTTCTCTGCTTTGGTATTGAGATACCAACCATCTCCCTCCCGATAGACACCGCCAGGTTGTCGATGGAACTTCCAACCTTCTGGACGATCTTCCTCGGCCAGCTTGTAATACCAATGATCTTCATCTGGAGCATTTGAGTCTCCTACCATTCCGTAATGAGTCGGCTTGATTCCTTCCTTCATCGACGGGTATCGACCGCAACGCAAGTCGAGCATGTCCACAACGCTCTTGGAATGCTCCTTAGCCTCGTTTAACCATACCCATGTAGTCTGGATACCCCGTGCCTTCTTAACGTGATCAGGGCGATCAAAGGCAATGAAGATGACCTCGCTGCGTACAGTCGTGCCATCCTCTAACTTGAACTGGATCTTATGCGTTGGCGGTTCCTTGTTGCCCTGCTTGAACTCACCTAGATCACCATGCACCTCAAGCCAGTCTTTAATGGTCGTGGAGAATAGTTCGCTGTAAGTATTACGTGCGGCAATGATCCGACTGAGCCGAACACCGTAGTTGGGATGACTCTCCCGCTTTACTGGTGCCTGTTCGCACATTAGCTCTAAGAACTTGAGGATTACTTGGACTGTCTTGCCGGAGCCTAGTGGCCCCATGATGAAAGAGTTACGTTCCCGACAGTCTGCAAACTCTTCGAGGACTTTGCCTTGCGGCTTCATTACGTATTCAATCGTCGCCATGCTTTGCGAATGCCACCCAGTGCGTGTTTGCTTTCTTGCCGCTACGATGCCCATACAGCGGTTTTTCTGGCGTCAGGGCCAAAACCTCTCGCAAAGGTATATCGACCTCGTTCCATTTGAATATCAATGTGCCGTGAGGCTTGAGTACGCGAAAACACTCAGCAAACCCCAGCCGCAAATCATCTTGCCATGTTTGCTTATCAAGAGACCCATACCGGAAGCCTAGTATTGATTTCAAAGACAAGTTGCGAACATGGGGAGGATCAAAAACAACATGATGAAACGAGCTGTCTTCATATGGCATATCACGAAAATCATGTACCCGATCTGGGAAGACGTTTACCGGGCTTCTCCCTGCCTGAGACGGATGATGATCTAATTGCATGGCCCCCTCTCTCTGATCAGCAAATAGACAGCGTTCATCTTGCTTATCGAACCACATCATGCGGCTACCACAACAAGCATCAAGAACAGGCTTATCAATCGTCGCCATCGAAGCGCTTACGCTGTACAGCTATGACTAAATCACCACCTTCTGGGCCGGTTAGCTCTTGAGATTTAAGGTCTGGGATGTACTTAGCCATGAGCTTTAGGTGTGCATTCAGCGCCACTTCCTTGCGCCGAATCATCAAAGAGTCAAACTCTAAATCAGAATCACTAAGTTCATTAATGATTTCAATAACATGTTGTTCGTGACACTGCTGGGCTAACTGCTCCCTGAGAGCATCTTGCCTTAGCTTCCTGTTACGTTGAGCGGCGCTGTTGTTACTCATTTCTTTTTACCGAATATCCTATCCCAGTTGTCAGCGTATGCCTTCCGGCTTGCCTGTGTTGATTTACGTGGCAATGATCCTTTCCCGCCATTCAGCTCGGGGAAGTGTCTATCCCGCGTTTCCTTGTCTAGTTTACCACGTTGATCTGCCATCAGAGATCCCACCTCACTATCTCGAGTATGGTGCCTTGCGCTTCATTTAGTTTCACGACCTGTAGGTTAGATAGTATTGCCACGTCTGATCTCCAGGCCTTTGCCATAGAGTCTGCTGCGCGCACCGCTACGATGTATTCATCTACGTCAATCATAAAACGTATGAGACATAAACGACTAGCGCGATTAGAAATGGAATCACGTCCCAGAAAAAATCAGCCATATCTCCCCCTATGCTGGATAATGTTTTGCCATGTGCAATGCGCGCGCGTTCTCGAGCTTATCTCTTGCACATAGGTCCAGGTACTGACTTTGGCTAATACCCTTCAACCGACCAACCAGGGTACATACGACCTCTAGGTTCTCGATGTGCTGCTCTTTGTTACGTGCGCAAAACATAGCGCGTTTTACCGTCTCACACATTGGGTTAATTCCCGTAGTTTTGACGTGTCCCAGTATAACACAAACAGTGATTCTTAAACTAATTTAAAAAAAGATCACGAAAAGTGTTGACACCCTGAGATACCTATGCGAGGATGCAGTTGTCGGGGAGGGAAACACAGACACACCGACAGCCAGCTGGCAAAGCACTGACAACCGAGAGGCCCAGGGAATCACGACTTACTACAGTGCACTCATGGGGAGTGTGCTGCACTAAGTCATTCAAGGGAGACTGACTATGTTTGTAACATCAAAAGCTGGTTTTGATATGTTCACCAACGCTGTTGCTCGACGCGACGTACCAACTGATTATTACTCAGGTGGCATCTTCGATGGCCTCATTGAGATTTTTGATGAGTATTACAACTGCGCAATCGCTCATAACAAAAACGGCTGGGCGATTTACCCGCTTAACCGTAACCCAGACAACACCGAAGACGGACCTCGACATCCGCTTTTTGGTTTGTACTTCGATAGCAAAGAAGAGGCTGGGGGTTGGGCAGCCAGCATCGCTTACAAATCTTGACTGATGAGCCTGGATGGTCACCAGGCGAAACGCCGTGAGGCGTCTCAAGAAACCAAGGGAGAAACACCATGACAAACACCAACCCCAACTTTGCAGACTTTCAGAAAGGCTATGACGCAGGTGCTGCGGATGTGGCCGGCATGGGATTCAATGCGGCTCGAGATAAATTCAACATGGATTTTATCCCAGGCAAACCAATCCGAAATGCTGGGCAACTTGCATGGGCGCTTGGTTATTTTGAAGCGTTAACAGATCGGGCCGCATAAGCGGCCTTTACCAAGGGAGAAGCACAATGTTATTAACTTACGACGAAGCAATCGAAAACGCACGGGATCGTGTTCAAGAAGAGATCGATCGGTACGATGATGCGGAATTCAATTTCGACTCATACGCTGATAAGCGTCCACTAGTTGCTGCTTATTACGCCGACTATCTGTTTGCCTAAACCTACTGATGAGCTGGTGAGACTCCAGCGAAACGCCGCGAGGCGTCTAGGTAAATAACCAGGGAGGGAAGTAACAAGAAACAATGTGGGTTTTTGAACCTGGCGAGACTGTGTATATCGATAAGATCGATCACGGTCACGCAGTTGCTGGCCGCGAAGAAGCGGTCGTCATTGAAGCGACTCGCACAAAAGAAAATGACGCCGGTCATTGGACAATGTGCTGGGTAGAGTATCCACACCGTTCTGTTAGGTATCAGCGGAATGGTGCGGTGCTTCCTCGCGAGCAGCTTTGGCTGCACAATGATGCGTAGCACATCCTGACTTAGACTCGGAGCCTGATGCACTTGTCACCAGAACGCATCGATATTTTACAATCCAAGGGAGAAACACAATGTGTGTATATGAATACGAAGACCTAGACGAGCAGATCGTAACCTATAACGTCATCCTCGATGGCATCGATAGCGCGCTTGCTCAACTCAAAAAGGCTGACAACTTGCATGGCATGACTGACATCCAGGGTCAATCTGTCATTCAGCTAAGGCAAATATATGACACCATGATTGGTGACCTTAACAACCTAGAAAGGGAAGGCTAACAATGAGACCAAGAGCAATAGGTAGAAAGGTGCAATTCATGATCGGAGGTGACGTGGCTGATGAGTCCGTCGTCTTCGGTTCCCGCATAGAAAAAGATGACAACGTCGCGAGTGTCGAGGTGTTAGTCCGAGCAGAAGGCGAGAGCTGGTGGATTCCCATGACTACTATCCAGCCTCAAGAGTGTGACCTGCCAAGTTGCATCCGGTGGAAGGCATGACAACGATTGTCTTCAATAGTTTGGATAGCGCCTTGCGCTGGTGTAAGGGCCATGATGTAAGCACTAAGTACATCGATAATGTGCAGGGCACCTGGCTGATGAAGTATCCCGGCATTCACGATCCCTATGAGGGTGACCAATGACAGCAGCGACCAATCCTGATTACCACATGACATACTCCGAGATCGCTGAGGTGCTCGGAGTTTCTCGTCAACGGGTTAAGCAAATTGAAGAGAGCGCGCTAGACAAACTCAGGCGTCAATACTATCCGGACTACGTTAGTTCCAGCTCTGAATCTCGTAATCAGGATCAGCTTGTTTTGCCCTGACCTCACTTCGGTAATGATTCGAGATCTCTTTCCTCAATGCTGCGTTTGTTTTATATATCTCATTCGATACCAAGCGCAGCTTATCCATCGCTTCATCCCCGTACATATGACGCAGGAAATCGTGAAAAGCGATTGGCGACTCGGTCATTTTTCTGTGACATGCGTGGCACATGGCGATTGCGTTTGACATTGCCCAGCGCAACCGCTTATTTCTGCGGCCAAAAATATGACAGCACTCCAAATTTTCTACTCGATGACAGTGCAAGCATTTCCCGTCTCGCAACCTTACGGCTTTTGAAAACCAGTCGTCGCAAGC